GGCACTACGTGATAATTTACATGAGTTATATTTCACAACTTACAAGGACACTTTATATAAAGGTAATGTGAAAGTAGCTACTGAAGCTGATGCTGATAGAGCTGCAAAACTTGCAGTGCAACAAGCTGTAGGAAATCCTAATATTCTCAATAAAATGATGAGTATAGATTTTACAGATGATGGTGATGAAACTTATAACCGTATGATGCAAACATCTATGACTGAATCAGGTGGAGGTAAGTGGAGAAGAAATAAAATTACATCTAATGCAGAAATAGATGCAGGGTTAATAGCTTGGAGTAATACACCTCTTAAGCAATCAAAAGATATTCCCTCTTACTACAAAGACTTAGCAATCAGAATGGGTATTAATCCTGTTGATTTAGCTAACTCACAACTCAAGCATCTTATAGATAAAGAAGTGAAAGTAGACGAACAGCAGGAGCAATATAATCAGAAAATTTTAAATCTTATATATAAATTTCCAACTCGTGAAAAGATCACAAGAGCAAGACTTGAGGCAGAAGGAGCTGGAGATCAAAATGCAAAAACATCAATTTTCAACAGAAAAGCTTTAACGATAACGGACGAGTAACTGCGGTTTACTTGCCGTTCGTTAGGCAATATTACCGTGGTAACTATGGAAGATGACATAACTCTCGAGATAGGAATATCTGGAGATGGACTAAGCGAAGAAGAGACTGCTGCGGCAGTCCAAAACATGCAAGAAGCCGAGCAAGAGCGAGCCGTGCTTCGAGAACAAAACGCTCAAATAGAAGAACAAAAAGCTGAAGCTAATAAACCTACAGGAACAAATTTAGGTGACTATATAGCTGATACTGTCAAAGCTCCACTAGCTGGTGCAAGAGATGGTGTAGCTAACATAATCACTGCTCCAGAAAGAGTCATTGACTTTTTATCTGGAGAAATGCAAGAAGAGTCTGAAACTGAAGAAGGCTATCAGACCGAGTGGGATTCATTACTTTATGGAGATAATGATCCTTTAGAAACTAAAACATGGTGGGGTGGTTTAATCAGAACAGGTACTGAAGTTGCTACTACATTAGGTTTGTCAGGTGGATTTGGAGGTGTAGGTAAAGTTGGAAAAGGTTTAAGCTTTATGCAAAGTCTTAAAACTGGTGCATTAACTGGAGCAAGATTCGACTTACTAGATAAAGACTCACAAGACGATAATATTTCTGGAATGCTGAAGGAACGATTTCCTCTACTAGACACACCACTCGCTACACAAGATTCTGATAGTCCAATAATGAAGACCGTCAAAAACGTCGCAGAAGGTATGTTAATTGGAGGAGTATTTGACACCGTTCTGTTTGGTGTTTCTAAAGGCAAACCTAAAGAAGCAATACAAGAGGTTATTGATTCTAGAAGAAAAAGTGTTAAGTCTCAGCAACTAGAAGAAGCTGCTACTCAAATGAAAGAACCCGGATTTAGAGCAAGTAAGAATCCAAAACTAGCTAATAAATCACAAGGAGGTACAACTTCATTAGAGACAGGTCCAGCTCTTAACAAAGCTAGAAGACAGAAAAAAACACAACTAGGTTCTGAAGAAGGAAGTATTGGTTCTTCACTATCTAACACCGAAGTCACTGCACTTACTAAAGGAACAAAAGAAGCAAGATCAGTTATAGAAAAAGTACTACGTAGATTTAGAAGTCAAGGTTATGTCGAGCAGATGAAAGAAACTGCTGCAAGACAAGGTAAGACTCTTGATGAAATGTATGCTCAAGATCTTGATACTTACAAAGCTATCTTTGAAGGTAGAAATACCTCTGATTTCACTCCTGAGGAGTTTTGGAAGGATATTAGTAAAGAGAGATTTGAAAGAAAAAGTGGAAAGAAAGTTTTATATTCCTATGTATCAAGTGAGTATGCTGATGCTATAGACATGGTTAATGCTTCTTTATTCAATGAGATTAGAGATGCAGGAGTTTCAGCCAGAGAGTTAGCAGATATATACGATATAAAGGATATTGATGGTCCAGCACAGCAGATGGTTAAAAAACTAATAGCTGGATTGCAAATTAGAAAGATGGCTAGTGCAGACATATCTCAACAACTTCGTCAGTACGGAAAGATGAGGGGTAAAATAATTTCTCCAAAACTTCAAGCTGAAATGATAGACAAACAAGTACAAGAAAGTATAGATGCTTTTCGTATGGCGTTGGATATTTCTACAGAAGATGGTGGTGATGAAATATTTAAAGCTATGTTTGAAGGGATCTCAATGGCTAAAGATATTCATACGCTTGATGATCTGGACCAATTTATGCGCGTCAAGATGAGAGGTGGTGAATGGGGTGGAGATCCTAAAAAAACTGGTGCCTTTTTAAGAGAAATGGGTTCCATGTTTACTCATAGTGTTTTATCTGGACCAAAAACAGCAGTACGAGCAATCTTAGGTACGTCTACAGCAACATTTACTAGACCTATGGCTATGGCTTTAGGTGGTTTGATGAAAGGTGATGGTACAACAATGCGAGCTGGATTAGCTTCACTAAATGCTATGCGTGAAGCAATACCAGAATCATTTGAATTATTTAAAAGAAAACTTAATTCTTATTGGGCTGGTGATCTATCAACAATGAAAACCAGATATATTGAAAGAACAAAAATGGATGACCAATGGACTATGTATGGTCATTGGGCAGAAACTAGAGGAGACAAAGTAGATAAGGCATTATATAGAACAGCAAATATGGTTAGAAGTTTAAATGACAATAGTTTCTTAACTTACTCAACCAAAATTATGGCATCTACTGATGAAGCTTTTGCATTAATTATTGGTAGAGCTAGAGCTAGAGAAAAGGCATTCTTAAAAGCAGCAGAATTATTACCTGATGGTAACTTCCAAAACCTAGATGCTAAGTTTTTTAGACAGTACGAAGATAATTTTAATGCTGAAATATTTGATAAGTTTGGAAATCTAACTGATAAAGCTGCTGAATTTAGTAGAAAAGAAGCTACTCTTACTCAAGACTTAACAGGTTTTTCACAAAAACTTGGTGAAGCTTTTAACGAAGCACCTTGGGCTAGACCATTCTTCCTATTTGCTAGAACAGGTATTAACGGCTTAGCACTAACTGCAAAACATACTCCCGGATTTAACTTTTTAGTAAAAGAATTTAACCAGATAGCTAAAGCAAAACCCGGAGATAATCTTCAATCACTTAATAAGTACGGCATATTTAATACTCGTGATCTTATGAATGCTAAAGCTATTCAGAACGGAAGATTAGCTATGGGTGGTGCAGCATTGAGTATGGCATCAATGGCATATCTTAGTGGTGGATTACATGGTAATGGACCAACAGATAGAACACAAAGACAAGCATGGTTAGATGCTGGATGGAAACCAAGAACAATCAAGATTGGTAATGTATGGGTTAACTATGATGCCTTTGAACCTTACAACCAAATACTTGCGTTAGTAGCAGATATAGGAGATCATCAACAGTTAATGGGTGAAGAGTGGGCAGAAGATAGATTATCTAAATTAGCAATGGCATTAGCTAGTACTGCTACAAGTAAATCATACTTAGCAGGATTACAGTCATTTGTAGATTTATTTTCTGGTGCACCCGGGCAGCAAGAAAGGATTATTGCATCATTGATGAACAATACTCTTCCATTATCTAGTCTTAGAAATGAGATAGGTAAAGTTCTCACACCTTACACAAGAGAGTTAGGTTCAGATTTAAAAG